ACGAAATGTTTCGCTGAAGGAATAATGTCATAGATCAATTCAAGTACTTTATTTAGATCTTGGACGATATAATTGTACCAGGACCCTTTTAAACCCGAAGTTAGATAATCTTCGCGAGTGCGATCATTAAAGGGTTTTATGGACCATGCTTCAACAATTTCCGCTAACTTGTCTTCTGGTAAAGTGTGATAATATTTAGTATAAACAGATTCTAAAGCAGCATCAACCAACTCATCTCTAGTAAGATGATCCCCGTCCTCTAGAATATCAGGACTGGATTCATATAATAATATTAAAGTAGCTAATTCTTTCGATATTTGATCTGGAGTTGGTTCTTCGAGGCCCAGTGGCTCATTTAGGGTTTTTATAATGTTTTCGATTTGAGTAATAGTAGTATAGTTTACGGTAGTATTGTCTTCGACAGGGGTATAAAATTTAATACCAAGAAAGTCTTGACGAATATCACAAGCTCTATCTACATAATGGAGTCCTAATTTTTCTAGCCTAGTGGCACATATTTTAGTCTTTAGGATATTAAACCAATAATCTAGAATCTGGTTATATAGATCTGTGAAATCTCGGCCGTGACCCGATATTTTCAAATGGACTAATTCATGAAGTAACGTCTCGATAACTTCTTCCGTAGTACGGTTTAATTGTAAAAATATAGAACCAATACTAGGTATAGTATAACCCGTAATTTCTATACCGGGGGCATAATTACAAGGTGGAGTTACTGAAAAACTATTCAATGACTTAAGATCAAGTTGAAAATGATTAACAACGGGAAATATAATATCAGCAAGGTCTTTTAAAATTGGCTGGTCTCTTTCTTCTCCATTAAGTTCAAAGGACAGACATGACTCTCTTGTCATAAAGGTATCTTCTAGAGCAATAGCACAAGAACAAAGAAGATCATCCAGTAAGCAAGTCTGGCAATGTCTAGTAGTAGAGGTTATTAGTGATACGACGTGAAGTTTCTCTGCTTCCTTAGCTTCATCAAGAAGTCCCAAGTAAGGAAAAACAGTATCAGTTTTACACAAACCGATCATAAAACCAAACTCCCATAGGCCAGTTAAAATTAGACCGATAAAGCAAGAAAGGAAAAATATAAAATTTGCAACAAGAGAATGTTTAAATTGAGAACGAGCTAGTAGAGTTTGACAATTAAAGGCATAACTATATAGACCAGTTTTACCGAGGCCAGTCTCAAGGTCAGTCAAATCTACCATTACAGGTACTTCAAAGGCGAAACGTTCCCGATAAATCGGAGTTTCATGTTTCTTAAAATAGAAACCCTTGTGAAGTCCCACCCTATTTATAAACATGCCCC